AATGTTGTATCTCTTGCAAGAAATATCGGATACGTACCCCGTTCAAAAACCGCTGCAACAGCTACAATTAACATAGGTGATGTAAACTTAGGTACAACAAATGATAGCACTCCTAAGTTCCTTACACTTCGCACTGGTTTAGTATGTGTAGGTAGTGTTGCTAACACAACTTACCGTTTTTCCATACCAGAGGAAATAACATCTTCAAGAGTTAGGGATATTGGTGGGACTTCATTTGCACAATTTTTAGATCCAATTACTGTGTACGAAGGAACTATTCTACAAAGAGTGTATCGTGTTGATAATACGAAGGAACAAAGGTATATAATTGACAGTCCAAATATTGACAGTTCAACTTTAAGAGTATATGTTAAAGGTCCAACTGATATTGGACTTGGTAGAAAGTATTCAATGGTTGATAATATATTAAATGTTGATAAAAATTCTGAAATTTATCTTGCACAAGAAGTTCAAGATGAAAAATATGAAATTATGTTTGGTGATGGATTATTTGGAAGAAAGTTAGAATCTGGAACTGTTATTACAGCAAAATATCTTATAACTGATGGAGAGGATGGAAACGGTCCTTCTCAATTTAGTTTCCAAGGATCATTTACAAAGAGTGATGGAACATTATTTACCCCAACTGATAATGTAGTTATAACTACCATTTCAAACGCTTCTAATGGTGCTGAAGTTGAAGATGTATCTTCTATTAAGTATTTCGCTCCAAGACTCTACTCAGCACAATATAGAGCAGTTACACCAAGAGATTATGAGGCAATAATTCAAACAATCTTCCCTGCAACAGAATCTGTTGCGGTTGTTGGTGGAGAGGAATTAGACCCACCTCAATTTGGTAAAGTTCAAATCAGTATCAAACCAAAAAATGGTACATTTGTGTCTGACTTTGATAAATCTCAAATCAAAAATAGGTTAAAGAATTACGCTATCGCTGGTATCAATTCAGAAATAGTTGACTTAAAAATACTATATGTGGAAATTGAAAGTAACGTATATTACAATACAGCACAGATATCATCATCAGACTCTCTTAAAACTGAAATAGTCAGTGCATTGAATGATTACGCAAACAATGTTGAGATTAATAAGTTTGGTGGTAGATTCAAATACAGTAAATTAAATACATTAATAGATCGTGTTGATAATGGTATTACATCTAATATAACAAAGGTCATAGTCAGAAGAGATTTAAAAGCACTTTTAAACCAGTTTGCTCAATATGAATTATGTTTTGGTAATCGTTTCTATATTAATCCAGCTGGTTATAATATAAAAAGCACAGGATTTACCATAAATGGATTTACTCAAGTTGCTTACATAACTGATGTTCCAAATAAAACTGCTTCTGGTTCTTTAGATGGTAGTTTAAAGGGAACACTTTCCGTAGTTACAAAGAACAATCAAGGACAGCAAGTAGTTTTAATAAAAGATGCTGGTATAGTTGATTATAAAAAGGGTGAAGTTATATTGAACACAATTAATTTTACGTCAACAGTAAGTGAAAATAATATAATTGAGATTCAAGCTTTCCCTGAATCGAATGATGTTGTTGGATTAAAGGATTTATATCTCAGTTTTGATGTATCGAATAGTACAATAAATACAGTTAAAGATGTAATTGCTTCTGGAGAAGATGTTTCAGGAGTTGTCTTCACAAGAGATTACTATACATCAAGTTACTCTAATGGAGATTTAGAGAGGAAATAATTTATGTCACATATTGACAAAAGAATACAAGTCAATACGATTATTGAAAATCAGTTGCCTGATTTTGTCTTGGACGATTTTCCAAATGCTGTTGAGTTTTTTAAGCAATATTATATTTCTCAAGAGTTTCAAGGTGGTCCTAGTGATATAATTTCAAATTTTGATCAGTATTTAAAAGCAGATAATTTAGTTCCAGAAGTTATTGTAGGTGTCACCACAGCAACTACAGGTATATCTACAACAGACACCACTATCAATGTTTCAAGTACAAAAGGTTTTCCTTCCGAGTATGGATTACTTAAAGTTGGTGATGAAATAATTTCTTACACAGGTATAACTTCAACTTCTTTCACTGGTTGTATTCGTGGATTTAGTGGTATCACTGGTTATAATGTTGGTATATCATCTTCACTACTTGAAATCAATCGTGAGAGTTTAAAATTTGAAGATACACATGCAAATGCACACGTTGTTGATTCATCAATTCAAAATTTATCAGTATTATTCATACAAGAATTCTTTAAGAAACTTAAGAAAACATTTTTACCAGGTCTAGAAAACAATGATTTTTCAGAAAAATTAGACGTTGGAAATTTTGTAAAATTTGCACGTTCTTTTTATCAATCAAAAGGTGTAGAAGAATCAATAAGAATTTTATTTAAAGTACTATATGGTGTAGAATCAAGAATACTTGACCTCGAAGGAAATCTAATAAAACCATCTGATGCTGAATTTATACGTCGTGAAGTTATTGTAGCTGACCTAATCACACCATTTGGCGAACCTCAAAACTTAACTGGTCAAACTATTTTTAAATCAACCGATACAGCAACAAACGCATCTGTTTCAGAAGTTGAAATACTTAAGAGAGAGGGAAAAGATTTTTATAAAATTGCATTATTTGTTGGATTCAGTGACAGAGATTTAATTGAAGGTGTATTTACAGTACCAGGTAAAACAAAGGTAGTTGGAGGAGCAGTAGCAGGTGCATCAATTATAGATGTAGATTCAACTGTAGGTTTTGGAACAACAGGAACAATCATAAGTGGAGCAAATTCACGTATAGATTATACATCTAAGTCATTAAATCAATTCTTTGGTTGCACTGGAGTAGGTGTAGGTATAGGAACAGCAGAGGATCTTAGAGCAGATGAAACTATATTTGGTTACGAAAATGGTGATTTATCTAAAAGAGTTGATTTAAGAATTACAGGTGTTTTATCTGAGTTAGTTCCAATTACAGATATAACTCTAATTAATGAGCAAGAAAACTTGTTTGTTAAAAATATTGGTGAAAAAATAGAAAATGATGGTAAAAATTATAAACAAATATTTGCAAACTCTTGGATATATAATACTGGTTCAAGATTTCAAGTAGAAATCAGTGGTTCAACATTTAAATTTAAAACATTACTTGATAAATCTTCATTAAAAGTTGGTGATAGATTTGAAATACTTAAAAGAAATCAACAATCCGTAGTTGGTGGTGGTACAGTTGGCAGTATTGATGTTGTTTTAAATCAAGTAAACGCAACAAACATTGCTGGTTTTACACAAGATCCAAATCAATTATATGATATTCGTAGAGTAGTAGAAAAAGTTTCAAGTTCAGGTGTAACTTTAGCAAAAGGTAATGATGCAATTGTAGCAGATACTTTAAATGTTTATGTAGATGGTAATGCTGACGGTTATGCAGCGTCAAACTCTTTACCAAGTTATGATATAACCTCTAATATAATTGAAGAAACTTTAGTTGGTGGAACTGCTATTGGATTAGATGGATTTAGTAGTCTTAATGAAAGATATAGTTTCATCAACTTTCCTCTCTCAAGAAATATAAAATTTATTCAAGGTGATGAAATTGTTTATCAACCAGAGGGTGATGGATTTATTGGATTGGATACTGGTAGAACATACTTTGTAGATCCAGTAATACCAGATGATCCAAATCAAGATATAACCAAGATAAGAATATTTAATTCAAATTCACAAATAGGAACAGCAAGCACTGTTCAAGTTGGTCCTACTACATCAACAACTGATGTGCATAGATTTGTATTAAAGAGACATGCATCCAGAGTATTAGACTCAGATAAAGTTTTAAGAAAATTCCCTCTTTCTCAAAACTTATTTGTACCATCACAACAAGATATTCCAACAAATGATATTGGAATGTTAATAAACGGTGTACAAATACGTTCACCCATCTCTGATAATCAAATATACTTTGGATCTCTAGAGTCAATAGACTTATTAAACTCTGGAAGTGATTATGATGTTCTTAAACCACCTATAATCGGTATTGAAACTAGTTCAGGTGTAGGTGCTGCAGCAGAACCAATAGTTCGTGGAACAGTAAAAGATGTATTTGTAGATCCACAACCATTTGATATTAACGAAGTTACCAGTATATCTTTAACAGGTGGTAATGGAAGTGGTTGTTTATTAGAACCAATACTAGGTACAAGGAACAGAGAATTAGAGTTTGATAGTAGAGATGTATTCTTTAACGGTGGTGTTGATATTGTTAATGAAACAATTACATTCAAAACAAATCATAATCTAGTTGACGGACAATTAATTTATTATAGTGCGAACAATAATGCTCCCATTGGTATTGGAACAGCATATGATTTGGAAAATAAAATATCTGATACTCTATCAGATGGTGCTCCATATTTTGTAAGGATTGTTAATCCATCAACTGTAAGAATATTCAATACAAGAGTCGATGCAATATTCGGTACAACTGGTATTAATACTGTTGGTTTATCCACAGATACAGCAGCGAGTGGTATTCACAAATTTAGAACAGAGAATAGAAATACTCTTGTTGCTGTAAAAGTATTAGAAGAGGGTTCTGGTTACACACATCGTAAATTAAGAGTCAAACCAGTTGGTATATCAACTACTTTAAACGTAGTTACATTTAAAAATCATGGATTTGAAAGTGGAGAACTTGTAGAATATAGTGCGGAAACAACAACCATTCAAGGATTAACAACTACCTCTTCATATTATGTCAAAAAATTATCGAATGATACATTTCAACTTGCAGATGGTGGAGTAGGTGGTGTTTCTATTGACAATTATAATAGAGGAAAATATGTAGATTTTAAAACAAAAGGAGAAGGATTCCAGATATTTAAATATCCAGATATTAAAGTTAATATTAGTGTTTCATATGGTTCAACTGTTACTGGTGATATCACAATCACTCCAGTTGTAACAGGTGAATTAATTGGTGCATATTTGTATGAAGAAGGTACAAATTATGGTTCAACTATTTTAGATAAAGAAGTAATACCTAAAGTTTCAATTGAAAATGGTAGATTTGCTGAATTTAAACCAATCGTTGTTGGTGGAAGAGTTATTGATGTAGCAGTTGTAAACCAAGGAAGAGAATATAATTCAAGTCCTGATGTTAGAGTTATATCAACAGGTGCTGGTGCTGGTGCTGTTGTCCGTCCAATTGTTGAGAATGGATTTGTAATTGACGCTATAGTAACAAATTCAGGTATTGGTTATGATTCTAATACAACTGAGGTTAGAGCATTTCCAAGAGGTAGTGGTGGTAAATTCTCCGCAAGAGTAAGAAGTTTAACTTTAAATAGTGCAAGTAGATTTGGTGATACTCAATTAACTGAGAAAGTTAATTCTCTCAAATTAAGTGTTCTTGGATACTCTCAAGATATAGCAAACACATTTGAAAATACATTTTCAATTAATTCAAATGGTGAATTTAATCAAATTACTGGACACTCTCCAATTATAGGTTGGGCATATGATGGAAATCCAATCTACGGTCCTTTTGGATATTCTGAACCAGACAACATTAACTCAGAATTAAAAATAATCACATCATCATATAAAACTGATATAACTCGTGTTGCAAATAGACCAACAGGTTATGCACCTGGTTTCTTTGTAGAGGATCATGTATTTGATGGATCTGGAGATCTTGATATTCATAATGGAAGATTTACAAAAACACCTGAATTTCCTAATGGAATATATGCATATTTTACTTCTGTTGGATTAGGAACTCAAACAAATAAACTTGAGGGAGTTTATCCATATTTTATTGGTAATACTTACAGATCACCATTCATTACTGATAATCAAATATTAGATCACGATTTTGATTTTAATAATTCAGGATTAAGAAGAAATACTAAACCATATAATGTTGATGAGATACATGCAGGTAACGATTTTGTTATAGAATCATATGAAAAGATTAGACAATTATCAGAAATTGAGTCTGTCACTAAAGGTGATGTTGATTCAATAACCATTTTAAATGGTGGACAAGATTATAAGATAGGTGATTTAACTGACTTTGATGATGAAGAGACAAATGGATCTGGATTCAAAGCACAAGTAAGTGAGATAGTTGGTATTGGAATATCTCGTATAGACACAGTAATTACCCCATTTAATGATGCTGTGTTTGAATGGAAAGGACAGAATGAAGTTGTAGCAAATTATCTTCCATTTATAGAATTAAATAATCAAGATGCAGTATCAATTTCTGGTTTAAGCACGAATATTAAAAATCTAACAGATGCGTTTAATGTAGGAGTAAGAACTGAATCTACAGGATTAGCAGTACCAATGACTGCTGGAAGT